CAGTTACGAAATTGAACTGACATTGTACCGTCAGGGTTAACCGCTGGCCTTTCGCCGTCAGGCTGTGCAAATCTAAACGCCACCTTTTACACTCGCTTCTAGTTTAATAAATACGGGCTTTACTTTGTCGCTCATTTCAAATTTGAACACTGCTAGTCTTGGGAATCTGCCTAGCCGATACCAAATTGAACGCCTGTTATATTCTCCTACCTTGCCAAGACTACGTGATAATTCATCACTGAACGTCTTAGAGTCTTTAGAAAAAGATAGTCTTATTTGTGGGTTGGGTGTTTCCGTATTGCCTACACCGCTTTCAAAAGTAGCTTCTAACATGCTGACTGATAAAGCATTACCTTGATTAGCTAAAGGCTGAACGGCTATGACTCTGATTATCTCGTTATCGTATTCAGAATAAATATCTATATCAACACTACCAATACGCCCATCTTGAGAGTCACCAACTAACACGCGATTGTAAGCAGTACCCAAAGAATTAACGCGCCATCTAATCGTTTCAGTTAAGCCTTTAGAATTGATTATTTGTGACTTTCTTTCATTCCATTTACCGGTAATTGTATTGTATTCAAATGTTCTATCAGGAAATGAGAATCCAACAAAGTAAGCGCCTTTTTGCGCGTATGAGTAAGCAAACGAATTGCTAATTTCTTCTTGCGTAAATGACTGTAAAGACGAATCTATGGCAGTCGTTGAAATCTTTTGTGGTTGATTGCCAACTAGCGCCCATATTGCCGGACTTTCATTAGTGCCGCCACCAATCCACATAAAGCCGTTATTTGAGCTAATCATAGAGAATGGAGCAAATACACCTTTATCAATAAAAAAGCCCGTGCGCTGGAAGGGAAAGCCGCCTATGCCTAAGTTTCTAAACTCTTCTATGGTTTCTGAGCCTGCAACGTATAGTTTATTATTATAAACGTGCAATGATGTAATATCATCGGGGTCGCTTTCTGCGCTGCTAAAATCTAAAGCATTCCAACTATTACCATCGTTACTAGCTGATTTTGTAAACTTTTTACTATCCGTTGAGCAAACAAAGAATGAATCAACAAATACAACTAGTTGAGGATTGCCACTTGCGCGAAATCCTGCGTCTGTTATTTCTATAAATGGGGTGCCTGCTGTTTCGTCAATAATATAAGCATTGCCGCCTGGTACTAATACCATCAATTGCTTGCCGTTATCTGCCATTGATACACGTCTATCACCCTCGATAGTGCCAATATTAACCGCGGTAAAAGTTTCTAATCCTTCGACATCAATTGAACTGTCAATTCTTACTAAGGTTTCACCATTTAAAAAGTAAGGCTTGCCGTTCTTAACGTGCATACCTCTATTTATTTGGCCTGTCTCACCCGTAGATAATAACTGATCAATACCGGCACTACCGAACAAAGTAGCATCGGATAACGCCCCTTGTGTTTGTGGGATATTCACATAAAAGTTTGTGCACTCTTGTGCGCTAATATCAAGGCTTGCTGACTCATAAAAGCCATTGCCTAATGGTATTGTTATTTTATTTCCCATTATCTAGTTTCAACTATAAAGTAGCTATCTGCCTCGACCGTTATGTCATTGGTTGCCGTCTGGTTTGCAACTTGTAGTTTAATGTAGTCGTTTTGATCTAACGTTGTATTTATGTTTATACCAAAAAAAGCAACATCTCGACCGCCAACCAGCGAGTTTACTTGTCTTGACTGGTCCAGCACTGTGCTAAATACTGATGCTGAATCATCCCACTTCACCACACGCACCGTTAACACGTTACCACTAGTGCTATCTGCTACTAAGTCGGCTACAACCTTAAACTCTCTAGGCGTATTCCCTAGATGCCTTAACTGCCCACCCACTGGGCTATCAAAATGTTGTAAATCTGACACCGACCATAGTGTTGCATCAATATCAACGTAAGCACCAGTACCGCTAATGGCTGTCGCTGCCTCAGTTGTAACACCAACAAAGCCGCCTGTAAAAGTGTTAGGCATTCCGTTGTTGCCCACCCAGTTTGATACTAAATTAGCTTCGGTTATATTTGGCGTTATATTTGAATCAATAGCATCAAAAACCCCATCTCTTGTTATTATTGCGCCATCAATTTGCAGTGTACTTGGGTTAACAAAGTTAGATGGGGCAAAGTCAAAGAATGAAGCGCTAGCCGGTAAATCAATGTTTTGATTAGACCTAAAGCGCGAAGCCATAGAAAACCCAGCACCGGCTTTAAATAACGAGTAAACACCGTCAACCATGTTTCTAACAATGGATGTGTCGATAAAATAACCACCTAGCCATGTACCTATTAATTCAAGTTCAGGTTTGCCGCCAAATCTACCCGTGCCAACCTCTAACCCTTGCCGATAGTTTTCGATTGATCCGAGTGATGAGCAGTCATTAAAATTCACTCTAGCGAATTCAAAAGCATTAAAACCTGTATTAGAAACTAGCGCGTATACTTTAGAGCCAACACCAGTGACCTCAATAGCGTAATCTTTACCTAGCACGTTACCAGAGCCGCCAACGGGAGAGGTAAACATTGTGTAACCGTCTGCGCTTGATATTAGTTTTGATACATCAAAGTTGTAGCCGGATAAATTCAATCCACCTGCAGGAACTTCTATCATTTGCGTACCCATATCAACAACACCATCAATAAAGTATTCTTTTGTGCTATCAAGTGCGCCGGCTAAATCGGATGCTTGTGTTACCACTATTCTATTAGCTAATCCTGTTGCAGGGTCTTGTGTTGTTTTAAATGTTATCTCGTCATCAACTTTGGTTATTGATACACCTAAGCCGGCAACTAATGAGCTTATAACAGGTTGCGCGTTAGTTAATCCGCTAGTGAGTGATACACCCTCTGAATCTTGGGCCACATTCCAGTCAATAGAAACACCGTTTTCAGGTGATACACTTGTGATAATACCAGCACCGCTTTCAATGTTGCGTATTTGGTATTCAGTGCCGTCAACTGCTAATACTGGTGTAGCTAATGGGTCACCTATACTTACTAAAGTACCGGTAACGCCTAATTCAGTTTTAAAATCTGAATAGGTAATAGTGAAGTTAGTACCGCTTTGTACAAATGTTAATAGCGCTGAATCGTCAATAGCATTATTAACCGTAAAACTACTTATCTTTTGGCCTTGTGACATTAGCTCTCACCTTCTAATAATATTTTACCGTCTTGCTCATTCAATACACCGTCTTCAATGCCTGGGTAAAAATGCGTGCTACGGTAGGAATAATCGCCCTCATTACCTGAGCCAATAGGTAGTGTGCTTGGGTGTTGTGTAGGTTGAATAGTAATAGCTAATTTACGCATGGCTTTCTTACCTTCTTTAGCACTTAAAGCTAATTCGGCAGTTAATGGCATATCATAAGTAGCTAGTAATCGTTTAGCGAGATTAAATACTATTCCTTCGAGTGCACCATCTGGCACCGTCACAAGGTCGGTAGGCTCAACAATGATAGTAAAACCAAGATTGATACCACTAGCCGCGAATGATGTCATCATGCGGTTTAGGTAGCGTTTAGCGGTTTGAAAGTCAACAGCTTCGATAGGCTGTTCAGACGCTTGCACAAGTATTTCTTGTAAAGCATCTTTAATGATAGTGTTAGCCGTTTCCATTATTTAGCGGCTTTTTTAGCTTTCTTTTTAACGGGTGCTTTCATGCTCCAACCAGAAGCGCAAAGTCTTTTTATGGCTGTATCACACTCGTTGAATTCAATTACTCTGCCGTCTTTGTATGCTTTCATGTTGCGCCCTCAAATAAACTTGATGATAGTCACATATCCTTATGTGACTACGATAAGTTTACTATTATTGACCGTAACCTTGACCTGCTAAGAAAGGATTCAAAGCGGCGAACGCTGGCAAGATATCGAATCGAACCATGTTTTTAGCTGCTAAGAAATCTGAGCCGCGAGTAACTTTGATGCGAATACCATCGAAAGTTGTACCAGTGTTTTCTTGAGCGTTAAGCTTAGGAAGTGCCACTGAACCGATTGAAAAGGCTTCTTTATGCCAAAACAAGTTAGGTTGCTGTGTCTGGCTTGCTGTGCCAAGTAGCGTAACAACGTCACCAGATATAGGAGCAGAATCAACAGTATTAAACGCACCTAGCCCTGCGCCAGTTTCAAAAACTGCTGGGCCGGTAACTGTAATATTACCTGTGCCTGTGCCGCTCAATTTAACGTCTGCTGCTACCGTTGCCGTCCATGTGATTGGTGCGCCTGTACCATCTAAAATCAACTCACGAGTTGAAAGATTTAAGCGGCTGCGCCCTGCAATCTCTATTTGTTCACCGGCTTTAATTACCAAGTTATTACCAAAATCTGCGACTGGTAAAATTTGTGTCATGGTGTCTTTAGTTGCCAAATAAGTAACATCAGGATTACCAGACAAAGTACCTTCACGGTCTGCCACTGAACTAGATGTATATTTTGCTTGTGTGGTAGCTGTCATAACACGCATACCTGCAAAATCTTCATTGATTACAGCGCGATCATTTGCTGATTTAATTAAACCACCAGCACTACCGCCAGCACCTAATCCGCGTTGTTGATCGGCTAGTGCAATTTGTGCAAAAGGATTAACCGCATAACACCACATTCCGTCCATTGGAACGCCAGTAGACTCCATAATGGCACCGGCTTCTGCAACATCAGACCATTTTGAAACTGCCGTACCAACTGCGCCAGCTTTCAATGCTGTGTTTTTCAGCATAAACTTAGCGAAGTTTGTTTCTAACTTGGTTGATAGTCGTTTAGCTGCTGGGGCTAAAAGTTGATCAAGTTGGTTTAACTTTAATGCTTGGTCGATTTGTTTATAGTCGATTAGCACTGTAATCATATCTTGAACGCGACCAAAACCGTTACCAACAACAATTGGTGAAGGTGTCTCTGAGGTAATATCACCGTCAGGGGTTTCGATAGCCAGGTAATCAGAATTACGTTTAAATGCTACGGAATCGCCGCTATTAGCATCGAAAACATTATCTAATAATTGAGTGTTTACATTTTTTGAGAATACGCGAGAATTATCAAACGCTTTTAAAAAGGTAGGCATTACCTTTTCTCTAAAGTTACTTTCTACATTGTTAGCCATTGGAATAGCTCCTAAAAATTAAAATGAAGTGGCATGATTGCCGTTTAATTTTCGAGTGCTAATGTCGAAGCCCATAGAGCTTTGCCGGTTGGCTTTGTAGCTAAGTTGTTCTAGGTTTAGTTTGCGAATGAATCGCGCCAGTGTTAACTGTTGTTTACATTATATTACTTTTCATAAAAAAGGGCAAATATTGCTATCTGCCCTTGACTACTGTTAATGGTCTACTATTCGTAAACAGCCCCTTGTAACTTGTTTTGCCCTAAGTCCTTATCAACACCATTACCGCTTATTTGTGCTGCCGGTGGTGGTGTCTGTGTTGTTTTAGGCTTCAACTGTTGTGCGTTAGCTCTGACCTTTTCATTGATAAAAGCCTGTGCTTCATACAGTGGAACCCTTGAGAACGCATCCAATAGTACTGGATTAGCCACTAAATGAGTAACAAGTAAAGCGCCATCGGGGTCTGTTGATATGCCATCAATTACATTTTGATCTATACCGTACGACATAAAGACTTGACCGGCTTTTGATAACTCATCAACGTCAATATTGTTCTTCTTGGCGTTTTCAACATATGTTGCTATATTCTTGTTATTTTTTTCATCTATTTCAGCTTGTTGTGCGGCTTGTGCGTTTTGCTGTGCGTTTTGCTGTGCCACTTTGTTTTGCTCATAAGCATAGCTATCACGAATAGCCTGATCACGTACCGCCATTTTTGAGTCGTAATCATCGTCAAAACTATCGGGTACTTCAGGGATAACATGTTGTTGCTCTTGTGATTGATACTGAGCTAGTAGCGCTTTATCTTTGGCCCAATCAGCTTTGGTTGCTGTGTGGTCACGTTCTTCATCACGGAATTTTCTATGCTGCTTATTAATAGCTTGGTTGACATACTCTTGCTTTTTAGCCTCTACCTGCTCAGGTGTTTCTTCTACCGGTGCGGCTTCAGCGGGTGCGGCTTCTGCTTCGATTGTTTCGGTTGGGGTTTCTTCTACGGGTGCGGTTTCTTCAACGTAATCGTCAGACATAATATTTCTCTTTATGTGCCAGTGATAAAAGGTTCACTGTTAACCTGTTGCTATTATATTTTATTTAGTGCGAATAAAAAAGTGTTTTACCTTGTTATTTGCATCTTAAGGTGTAGTATATACACTGTTAAGTGCAACTAATGAGGTAAATATGAATCAACAACCGACAACAGCAAAACTATTAATTAAGGGTTATTCACTAGCAAGCGGAGTAAAAGCCCTTGGTATTAGTTTAAGAACGTATAGAAATTGGATTAAAAGCAACCCTGCAAAGTTAAATAAACTTATAGATGAATTAAAAGAGGCTGACTAATGATCATAAGAAAGGGTGACTGTTTTGTTTATAAACTAATGATGGGCGATGATATCGTTTATGTTGGTCAAACCATTAACTTTATATCGAGGATTAACAGGCATCAAACCGACAAAGGGAAGTTTTTCGATAGAGTTCACATTATGGAATGCGACGAAAATAATATTAATGAAGTTGAGTTTGCGCTTATATGCAAGTACTCACCAATTTTAAATACCTCTGTACCGTCTATACCATACTCGGTAAGGGAAACAGCCGCAGCTACATATAATGGGTGCGTGTCTAACGATTCAGCATTTAACATTGAAAAGCCTGATTACAACGCGACACTTAACGGCAGGGTTTACGGGCTGTGGGCTAAAAAGGGTGAAGAAAGAGAATTCAAAGAGCAAATGGCTAGAGTAGATCTTTTAATAAATGATAAATTAAATAAAATGATAGAGGGTATGAAATGAATGATTGGATTATAGAGATTAATGATAAAGTCCTACGGCTAAAAGCTGACTTTGTTGAGGTTCACAATGGGGAATTAACTTTACATATGGATACGGAACCACCTCAAATTATTGCTCATATAAAAAAGTATGACCTATTCTACTGCGAAGCATCTGGAATCGAGGGAGATACCAATGAGTAACTTTAAATGGCACGATAAGAAAAGACTAAATGAACAGGTTGAATTCTTTGGCGGCACAATTAAAAAGTTTGTTAGTTGTTACGCTAAGCAAGTCAAGGTTAGGGTTAGGGTTAAGGTTGAACTCGTTAAGATAGTAAACCCATACAAGCCCTACAAA